ACACTCTGGCCCCCCGCATCCTATGTACCTCCCCATCGCCCTTGTATGCGGGACGGTGGAGAGGTACACGGTGCGGAGGGCTACATAGACTTTATGGTGTCATACAGAAAATAGCTATACGGTCAAGTTTAGTTTTGTACACAATATGCATGCCATTTTTGTACCTAGCATATTGCCTACGGCAATACTTTACAGCGCTATCATGGTCTTTGAAGCACTTTTGAAGTACGCCGTCGCACCAATACTCATAGTACGCAGGCGTTACAGGAATAGTATCGTTGCTATGTTCGCGCATATGCTTAACACTCCAATCGTAATCCCAATGACGGCAAGCTTTATGTTCTTGTCCACCGTTGCCGTCATATCAACAATTCGTGTGTACAAATCATCACAAGTCTTTGAAATGGAATCGAACTGCTCTCGACGTGTACCAATCTCGTCTTGTAAATCATCATTCAGGTCAAGTATCATGCTGTTGTACTTGTCCTGAATGGCGTTAGCTGAACCCATCTGTGGTTCGCTCGGAGTTTCAAAGTCTGCGAACATACTACCCCCAATACGCGAACTGATAGCACACCAACAGGCACCCTACTATGACGATTGCGACACCAACGCGAGCAGCCCTCAACTTTTCCCAGTCACGGTGCCAACACTTGCTACAATCATAGCTTGTAAGTGAGGCGTAAATCATTGCTGTGCCGTACAGAATAATCGCTATGCAGATTAGCATTTGTTCTCCACCATTCTGTCAACGAAATCAAAGAACTCGTTTACGCGGCAATCCATTTCGTACATAAAATCGCTTGCTGACTTTTTCACTTTCGGCATCACCCTAGTCGTGAAACCGCTTTCAACTCCGTCGATGTACTCGACAATCTCAAACACACCTTTACTGGCTAAAATCAAAAGCCCATCACCACCAGTCTGTTCTTTCATAAGAAGTTCTAATGGGCAATGCTTGTGAAGCACGTATACGCTTCCGTCGTGATATGAATAAAACAGTTTGACCATAGCACAGTTCCTTTCAATCGGTTTTACTATACTGATATAGTATCAAAAACCACTTGCTTAGTCAACTGTCACCTCAAGATTTATTGATTCAAGCTTTTCCTTCACGGCAGCAGCAACCGCATCTGCGATTGCGGTAGGGTCTGCCCCCACGGATTCGGCAAGCGTCTTGATGGCTTCGGTCTGCGCTGCCAACGTCACCTGCATCTGCGTCACCTTCGCATTGGTGTCGTACACGTTGGTCAGCAGCCCTTGGTTCCCGTCCTGACCTTGGTACCAAGTTGTAACTGCTTCATGCACATCGCACAGCCTGCGCCATGCGTTGCGGTCGCTAGGGTCTCCAGCGTTGTCAAAACTCCAAATGTCGTTAGCATTCATGTTCTCGTCTCCGTTCTTTACCAGATTTACAAACTCGTCCCAACTGTAACCCCATCTGTTGAAATACGTTATGGGGTCTGTATGGGTGCTGCCGCCCCATATCTCTCCAGCTCGCTTGTGCGTGATAAGCCTGTCCACTCCCCAACCATGAGCGGAAAGCCTTTCCCTGCATACATCGGCGGCAATCTTTATGCCACGTGCGAAGTCGTCACGGTTGGTCGCTTCGCAAATCTCAATTCCCTCGACATAACGGTTGCCGTTTCCAACCTGCCAGCACAGGCGGTCGTATGGAACCGTGTGATAACACGTGTGCCAATCGGACACAAGATGAACCGCATAATCGGGGGTGTTTAACCAATATGAAACATGATTCGCAGCAGTGGCACCAACGTTCGCCGTGCTATGAACGCATAAATAGCTTGGGTTCAGCGAGCCATGTCCATAAGCCACTATCCGTTCAACGATGCTCATTTCGCCCCTCGATTGAAGTATGAAAGAAACGTGTTCTCTGATAGCTCTGGCGCAAGCAGCGCGATGTTCTCCAAAATGCTCACAAGTTCAGTAAGGCAGACGAACGTGCATACCCCACCAATCATAGGTAGTTCAAATCCCAAATCAAGCCATGACATAGCGTACTCGCAAAGACATGCAAGAACCACGGCGAACATGAACCCGATTTTGTGGAACAGTCCATCCCGCATCTTGCTAGAATCCAGCGCCTTGTTCTTTGCCGCTTGCGCGATACCCGTTACCACGTCCATAACGATAAACGCGATAACAATGACAAACACATGCCAATCAACGTTGAATCCTTCCATGAATCCTCCTTAGAATCCCAGATAATCGAACACATTATTAAAGAACTCCCGCGTCTCAATCGTATCGAAGAACACGCTGCCCTGCATATACAGCTTGCGAACGCTTCTCAACACGACGCTAGACTTCTCAATCATAAGTAGGTTAGGTTGCATATCTGATTTTGTCAAAACATACACAATCGCATCTTTCGGGTACCTGCGTGATACATAATATGCTCCTTCCGTGTAGTCTACCCACACGCCAACCGTCCTGTTGTCGAATCGAAGTGCGAAATAGAATCTCGCTTCCTCCGACTTTTTGGCTATGAACTTGTCGTTGTCATCATAGAACATGTTGCCAACCGCGTAATCGTAGTATGACGTTCCACGTATCATCTGACCAAACCTAGTTTTGTCAACGTGCGCCCTGAACCTTTCGCTCTGCACAATCTCAACGCACATGTACCCTTTGTGCGCCATTAGGAAACGCTTACCCTTTCTCGGCTTCAATCTCCATCCGATGAAATATGGGTTAGTCAGTGCGACGGCGTTAGCCATGAACATCACCTTAACCCTGTCTTGAAAACGGTCTACCGTGTTATAGAAATCCTGAAACTGTTTCAATTCATTCTGCAAGTAATGCAATGAACCCTTGTCTATGATGAACTCGTCATAGCCAATCACATCAACATCGGGATAAGGCACAGATTTTTTCGTCAGCGCGTTCGCAAGGGTTATGAAGAAGCAAAGCACCCGCCATTTCTCTGGCTTTTCATCATTTAGTGCAACCTTTCTAATGTACCCCTTCATTCCCTCTACTTTGAACTCCCATGAGGGGAAACGGTCTATCACGTCTTGAAAGAACTCTTGTTTGTCCTCAAACTCTGACTTATATCTGCGTAAATAGATGAACTGTTTCCCCGTTTTGATGAAGTGCTTTATTCGTTTGTACTTGAAATCATAGGTCTTTCCAGTTCCGCGCCCGCCAATGACGAAATTGAACATGGCATTGCGCGTCATAATGTCGTGCGAATCATAATACATGCTCTCGCTCATAGATACCGTCTCACCTCCCAATAATACATATGGCGCGGGTAGTTCCTAGCATCTGATGTGGTTTGATCGGGACCATAATCGGGCCCGCCATGCCCCCAAAGTTCATTGTTGCCCATATATAGTTCAACGTGGTCAAAGGAGTTATCGTTACCTTTCCACATGATAAGCACCAAATCTGCGGGCTGCATATCCTCAATGGGCAGGTTGTCACCAGAATACCCGCTCGCTATCTTCTTGCCTTTTCCAGCCATAGCCCCAGTCCACGTTCCCACATCTATGCCCGCAACCTTCTGATAAGCGAACCAGACTGTCGATGAACAGTCGCCATATCCGCTTCTTATCGGGTCAAGCCTCCCCGCGCCCTGTGAATATGCGAACTTGTTCTCCCATGAGCGGTACAGGTCGCAAATCGCGTTCTGCGCTTCGCTGCCAGTCTCGGAGCCGCCGCCCTCGTTTCCTCCTTCAATGTCTGTGCCGTTGGCGTTGTACCCGTTAATCCATTTCTGCGTGCCTGCGGGATAGAATGCCACGCCCTTTGCGTACTCGTCCTTGCCGTATAATATAAGCAGGTTGCCGCGTTGAATTATGTAGCCTAGCTTGCTTTCCTCTGTGCTAATCCCGGGGTTGTTACCCCCCGGCGTTGTATCAACGTCCCCGCTCTGTCCGAAATCGGGCGGCTCGCTCTTGCCATCCCAAGCAACCAGCCTGTCATGCACGGTGTTGTACCTGTTACGATACTGCCCGAATACACTGTGGTTCATGCAAACAGTGTATATTCTTTCCAAATCAGCACTTCCACCTGCTGTTGCAATTACCTGTCCCGCATATGTAGGGTTCTGGTGGTACATACTCATTGCGAAAATGAGGGGCTTCGGGTTGCTCTGGCTCATTCCCCATGATTCAAGCGTGCTGATGTATCCTTCAAAATCGGAAATCGCCTGATTTTCCTGAATCACATGGTTCTGCTCGTCTTGGAATACCGATATTATGCTGTTCCCTTCCTCACGAGTCAAATATCGTGTAGTCCACCAATTGTCGCTAGACGGGTGAGCATCAATGTCGTTTCGCAGGGATGATGCCAACTGTCCGTAGGCAGTTGGCATTTCATCCCTTATGCGATTGAGCAACGCAGCAGCCCGTGTACCGTACCATTGCATCATGCCGATGGTGATAGGGTCAGCATAGTTCACGGCAGTCCAATTCCAGTTGGATTCCACCTCGCCTATAACATACATGGCGTAATAGCAAATGGTTCTGGTACTCGGCATTGGTCATCAGCTCAATCCGTAGATGAACATGGCGTTTCCGCCAACGGTGTATCCAGTCGTGATGGATTCTGGCGCACCGAACGTGACTATAATAGTTCCGTCAGTGTGCAGGCTCGCGTTCATTCCTACGGTGATTTGCGAAGCGCTCACGCTAAGCGCGGTTCGCAGATTTCGCGTCGGTCGATACTGCTCAGGAAGCTTATAGCTTAGAGCAACCGACATGTCTATAGCAGCCGACGTGTGCACGACAATCTCACCAAGCGAAACGCAAATCATGTTCGCCTTGGCGTTGAGAATCACGGACACGGAAAGCGTCTCAGTCATGTTCGTGAACTTGATGTTCTCCGTAGTCAGCACGGTGGGTGCGATGTTGACAGCATCATTCACCATCTTGGGTGATGCCGCAGTGCCAGTCGAAGCCGCCGCAGTCCCGCTGTCCACAACTTTCAGGTGTCCAAAGTTGGTGGCTGAACCCTGTCCGTAGGTGTTCGCAGTGCTCGCGTGATTGGTTGGTGCCTTTCCCGTCTGCAAATCGGAAATGTCATTCTGCGCTTCCGTGATGTTCCCCTCTGCGACACCCATGCGCGTATTGAGACTTGCAACATCAGTCTTGTTCTTGTTTGCTGTCCCCTCTACCGTGGTCACGCGCGAGGTGAGCGAGGTAACGTCGGATTGCGTATCCGCAATGTCCCCCTCGTTCGTCTGCGCAAGCGAAAGCGCGTCATTGGCGGTTTTCTGCACGGCGGTAATCTGCGTGCCGTGCGTCTCAACCGTGGATTCGAGCGCCGACACATCACCCTGCACCTGCGTCATCTGCGTCTGCAACGTGCCGACGTTCGCATTGGCGTTCGTGATACTATCCGCGTTCGCCTTCATCTGCGTATCAATCTTGCCCATAGCGGCGCTGTACTGGTCGCGCAGATTGGGCTTGTCCGTCGATGCGTACAGGTCAAGATTGTAATTCGGCGTGTAATCTGTAGCCATCATTCACTCCTTTCTACGATACAGACTTGAAGTACACAATGCCGTTGGCCGTGACCTTCGCTTCGGAAAGCTGCGCCACGGTCAGGTTTTTGTCGGTTGACTGCGGGTTGAACGAAGACGCGCTCAAACCTGCCACTTCTTCTTCCAGCGATGCGATGTCGGTCGCGTTCGCGTTCGCCTTCGACAGCGCGCTATCCGCAGTGCTCTTCGCGGTCGATGCCGTCGACGAAGCGGTGCTCGCTACTGACGATGCAGAGGCTGCTACGTCCGCGTTATTCTTCATTTGCGTGTCGATTTTCGTCATCGCGGAATTGTACGCGCCCGTCAAGTCCGGCGCGTCTGCATCCGCGTACGTGGGTAAAGCGTAATTGGTTGTCGGCGTTCCAGCCATTGTCAATCTCCTTTCACAAAGTAACCATCACGAATCTCACCGTTCGCTAGAATCGAACAGGTCAATTTCCCATCCAAAGGCGGTGCGCTCTCATATGTAACACCTTCTGGTACAAAATCATCACCCATCAAATACCCGCTGAAAACAGCCAAACCGCGCACATTCAAGCCGCAATCTGCAAGCTGTTCAACAGTCATGTCAAGCTGCGCAAGGGTGTCAACGGTAATCGCATGAACTGTAACATCATTGAAGAAGTCACGCATTGCCTTAACGTTGCCTGTGTACGCGCCCATCGTCACGTTCCAGATAAGCATACCAACCTGCAAGCCTGCAATCAAGTCCCGCAGGTTCTTGTCCAGCTTGTCAATCTCCGAATCCGTGTACCCTTCAAGCTGTTCAGTCTGTGCAACCTGCTCTGCATGAATCTGATTCTTGAAATCATCGAACTCAACGGTCGTGACATAATCAGTGCCTATGTTCGCAATCTTTCCAAACAGGCAAGCAATCTGCTGCTCTACCGAAAGCGATTCATCATACACAAGCGGAGTTGTAATCTGGTTGCAAGTTCCACCGCTACCAAGGAACGGATAATACATTCCCATAACATTCACCTCCTTAAAGAGCGTTCCAATAATCAGTGTATATACCCATGAAAAGTTCGTTCAAATCGCCAATTACCATCATGTCGATGTTGAGGAACGTATCACGGAACTGCATGAGGGCTTGTGCTTTGGTGATACCCGATATGCCGCTCACGTGCGTTACGTAATCCTCTAGCGTCTTTGAACTCGCTTTCGTGGTATCGCTTGCCGCGCTGTCTGCGCTGCTGTCCTGCGTGCTGGTTCCTTTAGCGGTGGTGTTGCTGTTGCTGTCGGTTAGGTTGGTAGCATAGTCCTCGTTCCCAGAAAGCTGCATCTGCGGAGTTGCGCTGACAACCGTTCTTGCCGTGCTGTCCGTGTCATTGACCGTATCACTCGTGGCTTTCGTGTTCGTATTCTCTGTGCGCGAATAATCCCTAGACTGGTTGGATGTTCCTGTTGTGCTTCCCTCGGTACGCATGTCATAGTTGCTAAATGGGTCAAAGTCATGTAGAGCGCTCTTGTACAACTGATTGTAGAACGGCATAATCTCATTCATCTTTCGATTGAGAAAACGCCTGAAAAGCGCTGGTGTCTCCTGACCAATCTCCCTGAAATAGAAATGCTCCACAATCTTAGCGTTCAGCGGTGCACGGTAATCTTCATCAAATATGGGGTACGAATTAAGCCCCAAATCAAAGCCATTCTCGACAAGCGAACCAAGCTCAACCGTAAATATAGCCCCGCGATGATACGGGACCCCGCACTCTCCATCTTCATACAAGCTCATAATCACAAGCCCCCTTCCGATTGAATCTCGGGGTCAACCATAAGAAGCGTGTTCATGTTGGATGTTGAAACGTCCTTGTTCATGTCGCACCAAACATCAAGCCCGTATTTCCTGTTAATCTGCTTACACGCTTCTCTGCGACAGTTCAACCTTATCAGACGGTTCGCTTCAATCTGCCCGTTATTCGCCTCGACCTCTGCGCTCTGAACTCGCTCTGCCTTGCTGATGTTGGTGTTCTCGATTCCGAAGTACGTCATAATCTCCGCCCATACGGTCTGCTTTGCCTTTAGCAAATCTGGCGTGATGAACGGTGCACCAGAATTGAGATACGTTATCTGCGACGGGTCGAACATCCCATCGGCACCGACGATAATAGGCTCATTGCCCACGTACTCTTTCATAAGGTTCTGAATAGTCAATCTCTGCGATTCAGGAACAACTGCGAAAATCGGCATTTTCTGGCTCATAAGGTTCACGTCAACCGTTCTGTCAATGTCTGCAAGACGGCGTGCGTATATCCGCATGGCGTTAATGTCTGGCCTGCGCAGATAGTTGTTCCATATCGGCACGCACTCAGTAGACTTCAGGCGGCGATGAAACCCGTTTGTTCCATACGCAATGTACGCCAATGGATTCTGGTACATGTTGATTTGCCCAGATGGAGCACCCATAGTGGCGAAATAAGCATCATACTCGTCATCCCAGAAGAACACGCTCATACCGCGATTGAAAAGCGTCAATTCTAGGAACCTCTGGTCAATCTCTGTCGGCAATCCTTCCCAGCGATAGATTGCACAAGCCATCTGCTCCAACATTTCATAGTACATACGGTACTGCAAATTGTTCATTTTGGCAGACTGCCAAGTATTCCGCTTCCCCTTTCTGTTCCTTCCCATCAGTAACGCACCCCCTTCACAGGCTCGTTGTCATCCAGTTCAATCCTGTACATCTTATCAGGGTCGTTCCAAACTGTCACGCCCTTCTCGAAAATACCCCTGATAGTCTCTTTGAAAAGCTCAGGAACCTCGCTCGCTGATAGCGAAACGCTCTGCATCTTCCAATACGTGAAGTTTTCCATGCACTTCAAGTCGGCGGGAGGGGTCAGCCATCGGTTCACGTAATATCCGTAACGTAGCCAAAAGTCACCAATCTGCCGCATGAAGTTCACTTTCAGACGCTTCCACTTAATGAGTATCCCGAAGTACCCATTTGCGCCATTGAAAATGTCGCCCCCGTTCTGGCCGCTTGTCGTGGGCTGCGTGAGTTTAGCATCCTGCACCTTGGCTTGGATGCCCTGAATCGCCGTCTCATAATCGCCGTTCGCCGCATACACCGCATAGTCATAGTTCGTGTCCCGCATGTACCCCTGCAAGCCTATGTTGTTCTGCGTCGTTGCCGTCGCGGCACCTACCTGCGTTGCCGTCGTTCTGTTAATCCAATCCGCGTTGAGCGCGGTGTTCGCTGCGGCAAGCCCGATGTTCGCAACGTCAGTCGCGGCACCTCCCACGTTGCCAGAAGCAAGGCTACCCAACGCGCCCACGCCCGAAGAAAGCCCTGACGATGCACCGCCCCATAGGTTCTTCTCCTGCGAGATATTGCTCAAAGCCCAATTCGCTTGGTTCGCGACCTGCTGATTAGCCCATGCGTTCTGCATGTTGGCACCGCTCTGGTTGAAAGAAAGCTGTGCAGCGGTCAGCGCCTTTTGCTGCGACCAATCGGCGGCGGCGAATTGGTATGCCCTGCTGTGTACCGTTGAAGCCATATAATATGCGTACATATTATTAGTAAGTGCCAGCTGCGGGAAATTGGTAATGAATAGCGCCATATCCAATCCTTCGCCAGCGTATATGTTCGCATAGGTGTAATACGGTGTTCCAGTCATGGACAACACTTGCTGGTCAAAATCTGTCTTACCCTTGTTGTAGTGTTTCGGAATGACAGCCGCTCGCACATCGGGTGGTATGGTGGCAGACATAACGGACAGTTTCATCGACTGTGTGCCCTCGTTCTCTATGCCTATGCACTCTGGCTTCAGTACAATCTCGCCACCGTTCTGATACGTCATTTCAATTACCGTGTACGGCGAGGTGTAGAACTTCAACAGATTCCTGTACTTATTGTCAATGAAGAAATAATTGAAAACGCTGTCAACATCAATATCGTATGGGTCTATAGGTCCGACTCCCAACGGATAAATCGTGACTGGTGGGTTGCCAACTTCAATAGGGTGTTCCATGTCGGCATTGACGAAATCATGAGGAACGATTGTAAGATAGGAAATGCACTGTGAAATCCAAGGAGCATCGGACAAGCGCGCCATCAGGTTTACAAACGCATCCGAATCGCACACATATATCTCGCACCCCGTTGACATGCCGCCAACGTTGCTACCAGATGCAGCGTTCAAATTAGGGTCCTCAATCGCGCCCCAATCCGAACGCAAATTCGCTGTGGACATGAACAGAAACCAAGGGTCTTTACCTTTATCAACAGGAGCAAGGTTTATGTACTGCTGATGGACAATCTCATATTCATCGCCGATGTTCAATCCTTCTGTATCTGTGAGATAGTCCGAAAGATTGAACATGGTGCTGTTCTCGTTTGCAATGCCAATATGCCCCTTGTTGACGTAGCACATATTAAACTCGATGCGATTGTAGTACGTCATCCACACGTCAAGCTGCACATTTACCTGCGTAGTGTTTGGAGCAAGGTATTTTGCATCGGTAATGAAGTAATAGAAAACATCGGGCTGTCTGCCCTCTGTGGGAGGTACAGGCTGCAAAGGATTCTTAACAACCATGTAGTTGCAACGTGTAACCATATCAAATGGCGCGTTCACGCGAACAGGCTCACCATATCGCAGATAAACAAGCCCGTTAAGCGTGAACGCATAACCATCGGAGGAACGGGATGCAAAATAAGCATCCCGTTCCTTGTCGGAATCAAAGCGCACCACATCGCGGTACGAAGAATCCCACGGCACGTTGCACATGAGAATGGTAGTGTTCGGTGTCCACACCGAATAATTAAACCTATTCTCATATTCATAGATGTTCTCTGGCAGCCCAGGGAAATCTTGTGCCATGTCCTACTCCTTAACCTGCGACGTATGCCTTGCCAATGCCGATAATCAAATCCTTGTGCTGGTACACCTGCGAACCCATCGCAACGGTCGGGTCGATGTAGGTGCTTGTCGCGGTAACGGTAACGTTCTCAGCGACCTCGTCCGCATCGACATGGAGAACGCCCTCTGCATCAACGAACGTACCCGGCTTGAGGCGAACGCCCCCAGCCTCGGCACCCGTGTTGTTCGCGGTGATTGCGAACGTGCATCCCTGCGGAACCTCGTACCCCTCAGTCTTAGGCGTTACGGTTCCCTGAACCGTGGCGATGAGGCGCGTCTTTCCACCGCGCTCCGCAAAAGTGGGCTTCACTCCGTCAACCTCCGCATAATCAAGCGTGACTCCAGTTGCCTTGATAGCGGGAACGGTCACGCTGGTGCCTGCCTCGGTTGTGAACATGACGGCGTTCACAAAGCGGGACACGGAATAGATGCCGTGGTGGTGCAGCCAATAGTTCCACGAAATAGCCTTCGGGTTGCGGATGCTCTCAAAGTCAATCAACGTGTCCGCGCACATGAAGAAATCACGGTCGCACAGAATGGCTTGGCACCCGTCGATGCCGAAATCGTCAACCTCCACGACGCGCATCTTGAAATCAGCAGCAGAAGCATTGAACGCAAAGGCGATAACATTCACGTCAAGCATCGCCACGAACTCGGGAGTGGCGAACAGAACAAGGTCATCATTGTTCGTGAACGTGGGAGCGCCAGCGGCGTTGTACTGACCAGAAAGGAAACGCATCTTGCCAGCCATCGAACGCACGGCTTCCGTGATTGCCATAGCGTCATCCTGCTTTTCCGAACGGGTTGCAGCCGCCGACGCATCAGGAACCTGAACTTTATAGAATCCGTCGATACGCGCGTACTCCGCGAAAAGGTTGCGCATGATAAGGTATTCGTCCCAATAGTCAGATGTGTACGGCGTCTCCATGATGCGCCCAACAAGGTCTTGCAGTCCATAATCGGTAAGGAAAGCACGACGGAGAAGCATATCGTTGATGGTTAGCTCATAGTAGTCCTTACGGTTGATGCTGTGGAAGTTGCTCATAACATCAGGGGCATTGCACGCGAAAACATCATCATAGCACTTGTTCGGGTCATAACGCTTTGCCTGAATCAGCGTGGTCGCAAGTTCCTCGATAGTCTCACCGTACTGCATCATGCCGCGCTTAAACTGCGCAAGCGGGTTAGTCCACACCTTGCTCTTGATAACCACATCACCGATGCGGTTCACAAGAGCATCAATGAACTCGTTCATCATAGGTCGATATTCCAGCAAGTTGTTCACCGTGTCGGTAATGTCGCCCTGAGTCGCGGCAGGGATTCGCTGCTGATACGCGAACGAAGCATCAGTGCGAATAGCGTTCAAAATCTGTGCGTTCGTCGCGCTCAGGGTTTTAATCGTCTTAGTTGCCATTGTTTACATCCTCCTTGTCATCGGTAAAAAGATTGTCGATATGGTACACGGTTCCATCATCGTCAACTTCTTCAACCACAACGCCGTCACCGTCATTGTCCCCGCTGTTGTCGGCAGGTACCTGCATCAGCAGGTCATAATTGCGTGCTTTTAGTGACTGAATCTCTGACTTCATCGCTTCCTCGTTGGCTGCGTACTCGCTCATTCGAGCTTCCGATGAACTACGGTACTCGTCAAAGTCGGTTCCCCGCTTCTGCATGTCCTTTAGGAACGTCTCTGCGGTGGCGTACTCGCCATCCTCCATGCGCTCACGAAGCCATGCAAGCAACTCCTCTAGGTTCATTCCTTCTCCTTTCAACAAAATAGCCCCCGCCATCTGGTTGTGACCGTGGCGAGGGCTGACTGTGCTGGTGATATTGCCATTCCCGAAACGCCGCCGCTGCTAATGCGGCTCGCACTCGTGCGGGCGGTATCACCCGTAGCAACCCCGCATCGGTCATCGTTCAGACGGATTGGGTATCACCATAGCCAACATACACCACTTCACAAACGCTGTCAAGCATTCTCGTTCATTTTCACCATATCAATCGAATCGGAATATGCGTTAAGGAACTGCGAGATAGCGACGCGAACAAGATAGGAAACGGGCAGGTTCTCCCGCTCGCTTATCTCCTTAAGCTGCTCATACATCGTTTCGTCAATCCTAAAGCTACGCTCAATCATGTGTTCCTCCTATCAGGTGAGCGTGAACGTTATGGGTTCGAGCACTATGCCGCCCCTAACGTGCCTTGGCTTCAACTTCCCATGAAGCTGCAAGCCCCTTTTGAAATTATCAAACGTAACCATGCGCTTCAATTCCTCTGGCATACCAGCGCACTTAACGTCATCGAACGGCTGAACGTCAACCATTCTGTATTCGCCATCAACCATCTTGCCAACCTGATAGATTCTCTCCATGTACGTTTTAGCCCTGATATATCTAGCCATGCTGAAATTGCTTTCGTGCTTCCAAGCCCCAAGATGTGTTGGATGAACATCAATTCCCTGTACCGGCTCTGTGCCTAAAACGTGTATGCTGTCTGTATCAGCATACATGAACCTATCATATACGCTTTGCGCTGCCGTTATCGTCTTATACCTTGCCCACGCAGTAATGAAGCACCCCATAGGGGTATACACAGGGTCGCGCGTCTCCTTATCACCCAATCGATACCCTACGCTTCCATCATCTTTCAGATACGGAATCTTCGGCGTAACATCTGGGTTGGTGGCGAACTTGCCATAAAGCGAATTGAGCATAAGCTTTGCAAGCTGGCGCAACCCCCCTGTTGTTGTCTCCTTTATGTGCATCCAATAGTCGATGTACTCTTTGAACAGCCCCGTTGCTTGCTCAAACATGTAACCGCCGTTGTATGAGAAAACGGTAACATCGTATTGTCGTTCAAGAATCTCCAAATCTATGTTCGTCAACGCCAAATCAACTGTGCCCTCTGTATCGGATATGTATTCAGTCTCCGAATAATACGGGTTGTTCTTTATCTGCAACGTGGGTAGGTGATTCGGCTTCAACCTGCAATGGCATGTAAGAAACTGAATGTACAACGGATATTGGGGATTGCCCTTGTACCTACCTTTGAAATAAATGGGTTGCCCAATCGGCAAGGGGCGATGGTACATAACATCGGGGTATAGACTGTTCACGTCATAAACCGAACCGCTGCCCTGCAATCTGTCCTCATGGTCTGCGTCAGATTGATAGATAGGGTTTGCGTAGGTGTAGCCGCCGCGATACGCCTTGCGAATCATCGCATCCATCTCGATGTGAATCTTCGGGAACCAGTCATCCCACTTCGAGCCTATTATTGATTTATAGCCGTTGAGCGCGTCGCTACCAATAGTCAGCCTGTTAAGCCCCTTGCCGAACTGCTGGTGCAAAGCCTGTGCGACAATCTGCACATCGTTCCTGATGTAATCGCGCTCTTGGGGAGTTAGTTCGTGACCAATCGGGCGGTGTTCTGTGTAATCAATCTCAAGCTTTGAAATGGGGAGAGCGAAAGCCTTTGCAATCTGCGAAACCTTCATGGGGAGTTTTTTCAGACTATCTTTGTACGTCGCTGTCACTGCTTTCTTCTTGCCTCTTTTTTCAAAACATACCTGCATCTGATAGAACTTTCCCATATTTGATATAAGCGTTTTGAAGGTCTTTGTTCTCGCCTTTTCGCTGTACTCAAAACCGTTAGTAAGCAAGTACCACAGAATAAACTCGCAGTCAAATGCAGCGTTATGGAAATAATATGTACCGCCATGCGCCTTGCAGAAATCAAGAAATGTGTCAATGTCCGTGCCATAGCTTAGTGCGTCTGGGTTGTCAATCTCGCAAACGCACCATGCCCAAACGCGACAATCATTTATATCTGTGGTTGTCTCGAAATCTGCTGCGTACTCCATAGCTACCTACGTTTTTTTGTTCTTACGCTTGCGTTTTCTTGTCGGCTTCTTGGGGTATTGATTCTGTACCTGCTGAATGGTAAGTATCATATGTTCTTTCTGCGCTTCATCGTCCATAGCGTCAGCTTGTGCGCCCATTACGTTATCCCTATCCGTATTGATGTAGCGGTAATAAAGAGGTACAAAATTAGTAAAGTTCTGCAATGCAAAAAGCTGCTCGTTGCTCAATTTCTTAATCATGTTAGGTATTCGCGGGTCATTAAACGTCGCTGCGTGTTCCAAAAGATTCTTACGTAACTGTGTAATGCGTTTGCGTTGAAACGTGGGTGACATTTCCCGCTTTAGAATGCGCTTGCGCTGCTCTAGGTCCTTGACGCTTCGTATCTGTTCGGGCAACAGCTCGCGCTGATAGTCAATATTGCCAAACGGCAAACCCTTGACATGTGCCGCCGCGCTTCGCTGCCCCAACGTCATGTCTGCCGCTCCGTATGCCGTCATAAACGGTTGATTGGCGAACTTCTGCCAATATTTATTGTGTTCCTTGTTCCACTGCCTCTCAATGCGCTTGTAATCCCTGTAAGCGGTATACGGTATAGGGGTGCCGTCTCGCCCCGCCACAAACCTAGTTGAACGTGATATGAACTTCTCCAAATCCCGCGCGTAGCTCTTCAACGCCCTTGTATTCGACGGGTCAACATCACGAAACGGGGCAATGCCCCCCGTTCTTATGCCCTTCTTCTGCAATCTCTTGATTTTGCGCCGCGCCCTCCGTTCAGCGTCTTTCACATGGGCGCGGGCGTTCTCGTTGGCCTTTGTCATCGGCTCACCTCCTTAACAGAAAGGGCGGGCATATTGCCCGCCCTCGCTTGCTGCTCTGCTATGGGGTGTTACTTGTGGCGCTGAAGCGTGGTGAACTTGTAACCGTTGCGCCCCTGCTTCTTGACAACATCGAAAGCGATAGCAGGGTTCCACGGCGGGCAACCGACGATGGCAAAAAGATTCTTCATCGAGGTTTCAACGCCCGTGCTGGTGCATCCGTAGGCATCGCCTGCGGGAGTGATAAGCACGATGCGATTGCGCAAAGTCTGCTCTCCTGTCGCGTTATCCGTCATCTCCACGGGCTGAATAATTACGTTCTCAACCTCAACGACCTTGCCAACCATGTCATCAAGCGGCAGGGAGTTAGACACGGCTTCGTAAATATCGAGCCTGTCCGCCTGCGTCTCCGCATGAATCGAGCAATACATGCCGCGCGAGAAGTCGGGCGCATCGTTGGTGATGGTCGCAAGTTCGGTATTCTCCATTTTCGTTCCTTTCATCATTGGCTGCGCACCTTACGCAACCGTTTTATCGTGTTAGTCCTCGGCAGCTTCAGAAGCATCGCAAGGGGTGCCGTACTTCTTGAAATCGTCAAACGTCATCTTGTACAGCTGCTCATGCTCCGCAACCTCAACAGCGGCAAAAGTGGGCTCTTGTTTACGAATGAGCGCCTGTGCCGTGTTCAGTCCGCACTTCTTCCCAAGCTGATAGACAACCTCTACAGGCTGACCATCTTTGATGATGAAACCGCGAACCTCCGTAGTAGTGAACTTCTTTTGAATCGTGTTGCGTGCCATTTTTCTGTCCTTTCTGTCGTGTACCTTAATGGCAATTATTATATTATTCTTTGTGCTGCGGCTTGTCAAGTATGAAAACCAACTTACAAGCCGCTTCACAAAACCACCACATTCCGCTTATTAATAGGTGCTAAGGCGGTAGGTGAGGGAACACAGGCGCTCACATTCCACATTCCCGAAGTTGGCGCACCCCTCACAGTTGCAGAACCTTACAGGCACCCCATCAACTATGCCAGCAGCAAAAGCGTACTCCTTTTCAGTGTTGTAAACACCCTCACGGGCAATTGCGCGCATATGCGACGCGCTGTAGTCGTTTACGAAGCTGCAATAATCCTGAATGAAAGCATGTACATGCTTCCACGTGGTTACACTGTAGTCATAGCGCGGGAGCAGATAAACGCGCATCTTGCAATAAACAGCCACACGGCTTGAATAGCTATGGAGTACCAACGCATTTTCAAGTTCCAAAACCTCTCCACTTGCAAGCTCAATCATAACGCTATTTTCTTCGGTTACTTCTGCGCTCATATTACGGAGTTTCATTGTTCGCCCTTTCTCTGGTCTGTCTTTGCGCCTTTCCTTTGGCGCAATTACAATATACGCCATTATGTACCGCTTTACAACAACTATTTTGCACATCACAATTCCTACATATTAGTATCAATTCCAACTTACCATCATTCTAAATAAATTTGGCTAGACATTAGTACATAATTATGCTACTATTTAATACACAGAGAAAGGAGCAACCATGTACACCACTAGCGAGCAAGTTTACACAGCAACAAACAACCTCGCCGACAATATCGGCGGTTTCTTCTCCGAACTTGTGCGGCTTATATTCGTAATTCTGAACACTCTTATTGATTGCGCTATGTACGTTTTCGATTGCATCACCAACAACCCTATATTGTTAATTGTGTTCGTGTTCTGCTTCGTGTATTATGTAAACCGCAAATACTATATTCATAAATAGTTATTGAATATACGCACACCATATGATATACTATAACCACAAAG